GGGAGCGTAATCGAAGAGGGTCAAGTCCCACTCGCGGGCGAGCAGGTCGCTGTGGGCGTAGCGGTGGCGGAAGCGAGGTTCACGCCATTGGACGCAGGGGAGCCGCACGCCGAGCTTGAAGATAAGCAAATGCAGCATGGCGGTGCTGTCCTTGCCTCCGCTCCAGAGGACTACGGGGTTGCGAAATTCCCGCAGCCAATACTCGGCGCGGGTCAGGGTTTCATCGACGAGGTTTTGCAGGTGTTGGTTCATTAAATAGCAAGAGCGGTCATGCCGAGGACCATGCCACCAGCGGCGATGCCGGAGCCCATCATGGAGTTTTGCGAGGCTCCAGCGGTGGCTCCGGCTTGGATTCCGGCTCCGCGCAGGGCGGCTTGGTTGTTTTGGAAGCTGTTGTAGATGCTGGCCTGCATGTTGGTGTTGGTGTTGAAGAGGTCGCTGCCGTAGGTCATGGTGTTTCCGTAGGCTTGGCCGATCATCGAGGCGGCGTTGCCTTGGCTGGCGATGGGGATGTTGCTGCCGAGGGCGCGCTGGTAGGGGTCGAGGGCGACATTGGCCTGGGCGAGGCCGAGATTGTTCGCGTATTGGTTTTGGGCGATGCCTGCTTGCTGGCCGTAGAGGCTGCCGAGCATGCTTTGCTGGCCCGAAAATTGGTTGAAGTTCTGACTGGCGACGCCTTGCAGGAAATTTTGGTTCGCGTAGTTCGCGTTGTAGTTTGCCGATTGGTTCGCCTGCTGGGCGGCGAGGTTTTGGCTGCTGTTGTATTGGGCGGCGTTGAGGTTGGCCGATTGGTTGGCGAGGTTGGCCTGCTGGGCGTAGCCTGCATCGGCCATGGCGCGTTGTTGGGATGCGTCGTAGGAGGCGGCGTTGGCCTGCTGCTGGAATCCGGCGGAGGCCATGTTGGCGGCTTGCTGGTTGGCGGTGTTGAACTGGCCTGTCTGAAATCCAACTTGTTGATTAGCGAGGGCGGCTTGAAGTCCGCTTTGTTGCTGAAATTCAGCGGCTCGGGCGTTCGCGGATTGGTTGGCTTGCTGTGCTTGGAGACCGGCAGATTGGTTGGCCAGGCGGCTTTGCTGTAAGAGCTGGGCGTTTGTTTGGCCTAATGTGAGACCCGCAGATTGGTTTGCCAGAGCGGCTTGAAGACCGCTTTGCTGCTGAAACTCAGCGGCGCGGGCGTTGGCGGCTTGGTTGGTTTGCTGTGCGGCGAGTTGGTTTTGGGCCGATTGGATAGAGGCGGCTTGCCGTAGCTGGGCGTTCGTCTGGCCTAATGTGAGACCCGCAGATTGGTTTGCCAGGGCGGCTCGAAGTGAGGCTTCTTGATTTGCCAGGGCTGCGGCTTGGGAAAATTGAGCGTCCTGACTTGCGCTTTGGAAACCCAAACTTTGGTTGGAAAGACCGGCCTGCTGGGCGTAACCGGCATCAGCGAGCACGCGCTGCTGCTCGTTTTGGTTTGTGGTGAGGCTGGCCTGCTGGTTGAGCTGGGCTTGCTGTAGGGATCGGTTGGCAGCGACGGATTGGTTGGCGAGCCCTGCTTGGAGTGAGCGGCTGACATTGCTTTCTTGGCGGCCCATGTAGGCTTGGTTGGCGGCTTGCTGGACGGCGGTGCCTTGTCCAAGGACATTGCCAGCAAAAGCTCGGCGTTCGTTTTCCCTGGCAGTGCCGAATCGGTCGCGGTTGAGAAGCTCGGCGGCCATGGCAGATTGGCCGAGGCCGAGGCCACGGGCGGAGGATGCGGCGCGGGAGGATTGGATGGCGTCGCGGCTTTGCTCGGCTGAGAGAGACCGGCCGAGGGCGAGGTCGTTGCTGGCTTGATCGCGGAGTTGCCCATAAAGTCCATTGCCTCGGGCTTCGTCCATAAGGCCACGCTCGGCGGCACTGGCGCGGATGTCGCGGGATGCGACATCCTGCGTGCGGCGGATGCGAGCGGCTTGCATGGGGTCCACCGAGGATACCTGTGTGCCTCCGACACGCTCGATGCCTCCTGTGGTGGCGGCGTTTATTTGCTGGGCGTTGACATCGGCTACAGCTCCCGCTTGAGCGGCGCGGATGCGTTGGGCTTGGACTTGATCGGCTGCGTAGCCTGCTGGGCCTTGGACATCGGCCACGGCACCCGCTTGAGCGGCGCGGATGCGTTGGGCGCGAATTTGGTCAGGCGTGTAGCCTGCCGGACCTTGCACATCGGCGACTTGTCCCATGCTGGCAGCGTTGGCTTGGGCGGCTTGCATGTTGCCCACATTAGCAACGCGGGCACCTTGCGCCTGATCGGCGGAGACATTTTGGGAGGAAATTTGGTCGGGCCGGTAGAGCTGGCCGAGGGCCATCTGGTTTAGCCGGGCTTGGGCGGGGTCGTTGTAGGCTGCTACGCGGTCGGCAGTCTGGCCGACTTGGTTGTAGCTTTGGCCGAGCTGGGCGGCAGAGGTTCCGGCGTCGCGGATGTTTTGGTTGGCGGCGGCGGTGTAGGTGCTGTCTTGGAGTCTTTGCGCAATGTCGCCGGTGTTCTCGATGGCCTGATCGCTGAGGCGGTCTGCGGTATCGACGGTGGTGTTGGCTTGCGCTTGGGCGTTTGCTTGGGCGTAGCCTGAGATCGCGGCCATCTCGTCGGCGAGGCTGCGCTGCTGCGGGGCAGGCGGGGCGCTCATGCCGCCCATACCCATGCCGCCGGTGGACATTCCTCCGCCGGACATGGCGTTGTTGCCGCCGCTCATGGCGTTGGACATTGCTGACCCTGTTGACCCTGTTGACATGGCGTTGTTGTTGCCGCCGGACATGGCGTTGCCGCCCATGTTGTTGTCGGACATGGCTGCGCTCATCGCGGGAGCGCTCATCGCGCCACCGCCACCACCTCCGCCGGACATTCCCCCTCCTCCGCCGCTGTTGCTCATGTTCATTGCCATAGGATTAGTCCTTTTCTAAGAAGTGTTTGGCGTTTTCTGCGCCGTAGTTGAGGGTGATCTCTTCGCCTGCGGCGATGTCGCGCAGGGCGTAGTGCCGCATGAGTTCGTTTACCTGGTCGATCTCATGGCAGGCGTTGGGGGTGTCGTGGTGGTTGTAGAGGGGAGCAAGGCCGAAGCCGAGGATGCTGGTGGAGTCGTCGAGGTAGTAGCTGTAGGTCTCGCAGGCGGGGGCTTTGGCGAGTTGTTTCTTGGGCACGGTGGCGTAGGGGGCCTCCTCGAGCACTTCGTGCTTGGCGATGGGGGCCGTGGCAAATACGCCCCACCGGTGCAAGGGAGACCGGCGCACGGCGAGCTTGGTCGCGTGGTATGGCTCGGGACGGAGCATGGTGGGGGCGGTGGTCATTTGGCTTCGAGGGCGGCGACGCGGGCGGCGAGTTCTTGGACGGCGGCGACGAGGAGAGGGACGAGCTTAGATTGGTCGATGCCTTGGTAGATTGGCTTGCCATCTGCATCCACGGCGTCCTTGGTGCCGGTGACGGCTTCGGGCACAACGGCTTGGGCTTCGTGGGCTAGGAAGCCATCGACCTTGGGACCGTTTTCGTCAGCAATCCAGTTGAACCGATGGGCCGGAATTTGGCGCAACCGACTTAGAGCGTCTGTTAGTGGCTCGATGTTGGTTTTGAGGCGATAGTCAGAGGTGGTGTTGTAGGCGACGCTGCTTGTGCCCGATTGACTAATTGACCCAATAAATGAGTAGTTTCTATTAAAATTAACAAAATTTGTTCCAGAAGAAGATTCAAAACTGCAACCTAAAGTTAAAATCGCGCTATCTGATACCGTAGCATCTTTAAAAACAGTTATGTTTCCTGGCCTTGCATCAAAAAATTTTTTTCCCGTGCCATCTGGGTATATGCGGAGTTGGTTGGTAGCGTTAGCGGTTTCTAAATTACAACTTAACGCAGTAATAGTTCTAGCCGAAAAATTACCTGAGGCATCTCTTGCAACGATAGCGTTGACTGTATTATTACTTGTAGCTGTGGTGCGGGCGTTTGCAAGAGTCCCACTGGTAATGTCGTCGGCGGAATGCGTATGCGTGGCAGCGGCATAAGAGCCAGACGCCTGCTTACCGGCAAGCAGAGTGTTCATCTCGGACTCTGTGTAATAGCGGTCGTCGTGCGTGTGCGCGTCTGGGGTGGCGGTGACGGTGATATTGGCCGACCCATTAAAAGAAACGCCGTTGATTGTGCGGGCCGTTTGCAGAGTTGTTGCCGTAGCGGCATTTCCAGAGCAGGCCGCCGCTGTCGTTGCTGTCGTCGCCGTGCTGGCATTCCCAGTCACATTCCCGGTCAAGTTGGCCGTGATGGTGCCTGCGCTAAAATTCCCGCTTCCATCGCGAGCCACAATGGCATTGGCCGTGCTGGCGTTTGTAGCAGTGGTTGCCGAGTTGGCTACCTTCCCTGCCGTGGTGATCTGCGCAAGTTTCGTATCAGCGATGGCCGCACCGGCGGAGATGTCGGCGTTGACGATGTTTGACACCGAGCCAAAATCGACGAGTTCGTGAAGTTTCTGAGGCGTAACGAGTTCGCCGTTGGTGAAGGTTTTGCCTTTGGTAATAGTGGCCATGGTTAATTAAGGGTGCGGGTTTCGGTAGGGTCGAAGCCGGAGCGGGTTGCTTCGGCGCTGATTTGACGCAGGATGGGTCGGCCGCTTTGCGTGCGGAATCGGAGGTCAAGGCCGGTGGCTTTGCAGCGCAGGGGGGCTTTCAGCGTGTAGTCCTCCTCGTCGCCGGTGGTGTTTGTGAGTGAGGCGATCTGGAAGTCGGCGTCGTAGTCAGTAGTCACGGCATCGAGCGTGCAGGCGGAGGCGTCTGGCAGGAGCACGCTGGCTTTGGCTCGGGTGAGGCGTTTGGTATTGAGGCTCCCCCAGCCGTAGCGGCGGGTGATGAGTTCGGAGGGGATTTCGGTGTAGAGGTCTTGCGCGTTTGCGTAGGGCACTTCGTCTCCGTAGTCGAGTTCATCGAGCAGGAAGAGCGTTCCGGCGCGGCTGGCAGCGAAGAGTCGGCGTTGGCTGGAGTAGGCGGCGACCAGTAGCTCGTCGAGGTTGATGGCGTAGGTGTCGCGGCTTTCCCATTGCGAGTTGAGCGCGTTCCACAGGAAGAGCGTGTTGTTTGCCGTGGCGTTCTCGCCGATGGGCACGGCGAGGTAGTAGCGGTTGTTCCACCAACGGCCTACGGCAAGGTGCGCGTAGTCGGTATTGATCTCGTCAAGTTGGTCGGCAATGGGGTCCGAGAGCGGCTGGGTGTTGGCTCGGAGCTTTAGGTCGAGCTGGGTGTCTAGGCGGTAAACTCCGGCGTCGGAGAGAAAGAATACAAACTGACCGGCCGTCTGGATCGAGCGGCGGGCTACGCAGCCGATCTCGTCGGTGAGGAGCGTGAGGCGGGACACAGCGGAGTCCACCGTGAAGGTGTCTCCCGTCGCATTGCTTGTGTCGGTGAGGTTGGCCAGCCAGATCGAGTTGCGTAGGAAGACCAGCGCTTGGCCTTCGACCCATGGGTGAATGGCGACGAGGTAGTCGTTGCTACCCTGGTTGGCGCGGAAGGATTGGAAAAAAGGGTCGTAGAGGTCGGGGTCGAGAACATCCGAGACGGCCACGGTGTCGCGGCCATCGGGGATCCAGAGTCTGTTTCCGATATAGCTGGCCCAGCCAGTGGAGCGCAGGGTCTTGAAGGTCACGCCCTCGGCAGGCACGCCCGAGGCGGCGCGTTGAAACTCTGCGGTCGAGCCATCCCACCACAGCGGGGGCTTTACTCGGCGGATTGCGATGTCGGCGGAGACATCCGGCGCAGTGCCAGCAGGCACGGCGACGGTGAAGGAATTTGTGGTAGCGGTGAGGATGTCATACTCATGCCCTTGGAATGCCGCTTGGCTCCCCTCCTCGATCCGCACGCGCTGTCCGGCCGCGAGGCCATGGGCGGTAATGTGGACGGTGGCCGTGGTGCCAGAGACTGCGATGCCGCTGGCGGTGGTGTATTTCCAATCCCACGCCGGAAGCGTCATGTCGGCCTCGCGCAGGAGGTAGAAGCGGTTGAACGCCTGGATTGTTGAGACACTATCCGAGGGGTCGATAGTCTCATCAGATGGATAGCTTATCTCTTCGATAGCTTCGTCCTGCCGGTAGAGAAAAGCCGAGCTCGGCCCGCAGAGGACGATGTATTCATTTTCATCGTCGTAATTTGGCGAGGAGAAAACGCCGCTGGCGAAGATGCCGCCGCTGTAGATCGTGCGCACGCGGGCATTGGCATCCAGCACGAAGGGCAGAGTGAGAGGCTGCGTGCCTGCGGAGATGCCATCGCCGAGTCGCTTCGCGCCTTTGCGCGTCTGGGCGACGCCTCGGTCGAGTCGCATGTTTTCGCAATACTGGACCATGCCCGGCTGGAGTTGCAGCGGGTTTAAGCGGCTGGCCATGCCGAGGAATCCGGCGTCGCCTTCTACTATGGTCTGATCGTCTGGCATCTACCTTCTATTCTGCGGAGGCTTGTCAAGTAGGCTGCGGATCGCTGCTACGCTCAGGCGCATGCGGTTGTTTGTGGAAAACAGGTCTTTGATTGCGCTGGCTGTTTTGTGCGGGTGGGCGAGGATTTTGTCTCGCACCTTGGGCAGAAGATCGTCGGGAATGCCGGGGATGGAGTCGGGGGTTTTGTCAGAAACTTGTGGGCTTTTTTCCGACAACTTGGCAGAGGATTTGGCGGGCTTTGGGGTGCCGGGCTCGATGATGCGGTAGCAGGTGACTTGCACGGGGCGCATGGTGGCGGCGTCCCAATCGCTGAATTTTTTGGTCTCGATGTCGCGGGCTTCTATGGCGTCGCGCAGGAGGTCGTGGACATTGCGCTCGGGGCAGCCGAGTTGGCGGGCGGCTTGCTGGCGGGTGAGCCAGCCTTGGTTCGGAGGGATGCCGTATTTGAGGGCTTTGTGCTTGAGGGCGATGGCGGCGAGTTTGTTCATGCGGACTTA